ATGGTGAATATACAGTATCTGCTGACTATACACAGTCACAGCTTGAGGCTGCAATTGACGCTGGAGAGTTGGTTCTCCACAGAGTAGGCGACGATATCCGTATCCTTACAGATATTGACTCACTTGTCACAACAACTGATGCAAAGGGTGATGATTTCAAATCAAATCAGACAATCAGGGTATTAGATCAGATTGCCAATGATATCGCCGTAGTATTTGCAACAAAGTACCTCGGACGCATCCCTAATGATGCCGATGGACGCACATCTCTCTGGGGAGATATTGTTAAGCTTGAGCAGGAACTCGAAAACATTAGAGCCATCGAAGATTTCGATGAGGAAGATGTTGAGATTGCAGCAGGCGATACAAAGAAGGCTGTAGTAGTTACAAATGCAGTAACACCAGTAAATGCTATGGAACAGTTGTACATGACAGTAAATGTACAGTAGCGGAAAGGAGTTAAGTAATGGCAAATGTAATGAACCCACAGGACGCTGCTAAAACCAACCAGGCTACAGTGTTCTGCACAATTAACGGAAATAGATATTCAATGCTCAACGCAAAGAAGGTAGAGGTTAAGGCCAACGTTTCATCCAAGGAAGTTCCAAGACTTGGCACTGTAATGAAAGGCCGCAAATCTGTCAGCCTTGAAGTTGAGATTTCGATGACTGTCTATAAGTGCTCAAACATGTTTGATGCCATGATTAAGTCATTCAAGGAGACAGGCGTGATGCCTACATTTGATGTTCAGGTAACATCGAATGATCCTACAACATCATTTGGCACAGATTCTAAGATTTATCAGAACTGCGCAATTGATGGAGATGTACTTTTGAGTTTAGCTGATGCCGATGGAGATTTCATCGAGCAGGAAATCACAGCATACGCTAGCGACTTCTCAACAGCTTCTGAGTATACTCGGCCAAGCTACATGTAACAGACATAGGGCAATAGGATAACGTGTCCGAAAGCAGTGCGTCCTCCCGCTGTTTTGCCCTTTAAATGGAGGTATTTTAGAAAAGAGAGGATTCTAAAATGGGAGATTTAAAGTACTTTTTAAAAGGAAACAAGAAGGAAAAGAAGACAACGATGTACGCGGCAACAAAGTCTTTGTGCGATGAGAAGGGCAATCCGGTTGAATGGGAAATCAAGGCTCTTTCCACAGAGGACAATGAAAGAATCCGTGAGGAATGCACATATGAGGTGCAGATAACAGGTAAGCCTAATATGTTCAGACCAAAGGTTGATACAAGAAAATTAGTATCCAAAATGATTGCCGCATCTGTAGTCTATCCTAATCTAAATGACGCACAGCTTCAGGACTCATATGGAGTTACTACGCCAGAAGACCTTTTGGTAAAGATGGTAGATAACCCAAGTGAGTACAATGACTTTGCCAATTTTGTCCAAAACTATAGTGGTTTTGACGTAGATATAAACGCAAAGGTGGAAGAGGCAAAAAACTAATAAACGGCAACAATGGTGAATTTAATTATGCATATTATTGCCTGCATAAGTTTCATATGTTGCCATCGACTTTTGCAAACCTATCCACAGAAGAAAAGGCATTTATTATCGCCTCGATAGACATCAAATTGGAAAAAGAAAGAGAAGAAGCTAAGAAAATAAAAAGCCAAGCAAAACAAAGGAGATAACACATGGCAACTTTATCAGCATCAATTCAATTATATGATAAAATGTCAGCTCCTCTGAATTCGATGATAACATCGATGAATATAATGCTCTCAACACTATCGAATGTTGATTCGGCAGTGGATTCCGCATTTGATGCAGAATCTATAAATGCTGCGCGTGCACAATTACAGCAAGCGGAAATGGCCATGAATCAGATAGACCAGGCTATACAACAAGCTGCGAATGAACAAGAAGATTTTAACAGCAAAGTTGTAGCGGGCTCTAACAACATGGATAGCCTTGTTGGAAAAGTAACAGCTCTTGCAGCAGGATACTTATCAATTCAAGCAGTGGGCAAAGTTCTAGACATATCCGACGATTTAGTATCAACCACAGCGAGACTGGATATGATGAATGATGGATTGCAGAGCACAGACGAACTTGTACAAATGGTATACGCGTCTGCACAAGATGCGAGAGGCTCATTCTCGGACATGGCAGATGTAGTCGCCAAATTTGGCAACAACGCTGGTGATGCATTTGGATCCTCTGAAGAAGTCGTGCAGTTTGCAAACTTAATTCAAAAGCAAATGACAATAGCAGGAGCCTCTACAGCAGAGGCATCAAATGCTATGCTACAGCTATCGCAAGCATTAGGCTCAGGAACATTACGTGGAGATGAGCTGAATTCAATTTTTGAACAAGCGCCGAACCTGATTCAATCAATTGCTGACTACATGGGCGTCCCTATTGGTCAGATAAGAGAGATGGCTTCCGAAGGGCAGCTGTCAGCAGACATCGTCAAGCAGGCGATATTTGCAAGCTCGGACGAAATTAACGAAAAGTTTAATCAAATGCCGATGACCTGGGGCCAAGTGTGGACGAGTATGCAAAATACAGCATTGATGTATTTCCAACCTGTACTCGATAGAGTGAATCAATTAGCCAATAACGAACAGTTTCAGCAGATGGTAAATAACATGCTTAATGGATTAGCCCAGATAGCAAACTGGCTGCTAAACGTAATGGAATTGGCAGGGCAGGTAGCCATGTTCTTTAGCGATAATTGGTCAGTAATTGAGCCAATAGTAATGGGGATTGTTACAGCTCTTGCGCTCTACGAGGGAGCAATGCTTGCTATCAATGTTATTAATGGAGTTGCAGCAGTCGCCGAAGGAGTCAAGGCAGCAGCACAAGCTATGGCTACAGGGACAACACTTGCTGCTACAGCTGCTCAATACGGTCTTAACGCGGCATTAATGGCATGCCCGATTACATGGATTGTATTAGCTGTTATAGCATTAGTAGCCGCAATCATTGCTATATGTCAGTGGATAGCTAATGCTACAGGTGTGGCAAGCTCGTGGTTCGGAGTAATGATGGGTGGCGTTTTCGTAGTAGGAGCCGCTTTCAAGAATTTTGGATTACTGGTGGCAAATATTGCCCTTGGAATTTGGAATGCCCTAGGGGCAGTATGCGAAAACATAGGAATAGCATTCCATAATGTCATCGCCAATGTTCAATCATGGTTCTACGGGCTCTTGGCTACAGCTCTAGAAGTTGTAGAAGGCATATGCGAGGCGCTGAATAAGCTACCATTTGTAGAATTTGATTTCTCAAGCATTTCAAGCGCAGCTGACGATTACGCAGCCAAATCTGCAGAAGCAGCAGGAAGCGTTCAGGAATATACTTCGGTAGGTGATGCATTCAGCGAAGGCATGAGTACATTCGAATATGAAGACTATGGAGCTGCTTTTGAAAATGGAGCTGCCTGGGGCGATGGAATAGCAGACAGTGTTTCAGGAATGTTTTCATTTGGAGAAGGCGGCGCTGACGCATCATCATACACAGGATTCGGTTCAGGAGCTTACGCGTCCGAACTTGGAGACATAGCAGGCTCAACTGCAGAGACTGCTGCTAACACATCAAAAGATGTTGACGCAACAGATGAGCAACTAGAATACCTACGCGACATAGCTGAAACCGAAGCAATCAATCGATTCACTACAGCCGAGATTAGTGTAAACATGACAAACAACAATAACGTATCATCAGATATGGACATTGATGGAATGGTGAGCACTCTATCAGCTGGAGTATACGAAGCGATGCTTGCGGCAGCGGAAGGAGTATAACATGGCTTATAATTTTTACCTTGGTTCCACACTACTCCCTGTAACTCCAGAGAGTTTAAATGTGAAAATCAATGGAAATAATAAGAAATACACACTGATCAATGAGAGTGAAATCAATGTGCTTAAATCTGCAGGTTTGACAGATATCGATTTTGACATGATGCTTCCTAACGTCAAGCACCCATTTGCAGTATATGATGGTGGCTTCAAAACAGCAGAATATTACTTAGGGCTTTTGGAATCGTTAAAGGGTTCTAAAAGCTCTTTTCAGTTTATAGTCACAAGGACTCTCCCGGGAGGGACAGCACTTGTCGGCACTAATATAACAGTCAGCCTAGAGAGCTACACCATCAAAGAGGATGCAAAGAATAACGGGCTCGACATGGTAGTGTCAGTGAAACTCAAGCAGTATAGAGAGTACGCAACGAAGGTAGTGGCGGTCACAATATCGAAGAAAAAGAAGACTAGAGCTGTAGAAGATGCAGCAGTGCCTACCAGCGGAGGAGCTCAATCATACACAGTGAAAAAAGGTGACTGCCTTTGGAATATAGCAAAGAAATATTATGGAAGCGGCTCAAAGTACAACACCATATACAACGCTAATAAGTCAGTGATAGGAGGAAATCCTAATCTGATATATCCAGGGCAAGTCCTAACGATACCGGCATCATAAAGGAGCAATTATGGAATTAATGATAGAAAATGATTCAAAACTATATTATCCAGTTGTTCAAGAAGGTATCAAATGGTCTACAGAAAGAAAGGGGTCTCCTGGAAAGCTTACATTTAAGCTTATCCAGGATGATATCCTCAATATCTCAGAAGGAAACGCTGTAGTACTAAAAGATGGAGATTCTAATATATTCTATGGATTCATCTTCACAATCAAGAGAGATGAAAGCAAATCAGTTAGTGTTACGGCTTATGATCAAATGAGATATCTCAAGAACAAAGCTACGTATCAATACACAAAAACCGCTTCAGAATTATTAAAAACAATAGCCAAAGACTTCGAATTGTCGGTGGGCGAAATAGAAGATACAGAGTATGTTATTCCATCACGACTAGAGGATGGCAATACATTGATTGATATCTTACAGACATCCCTTGACCTGACCGTTCAAAATACAGGCGAGATGTACGTCCTATATGACGATTTCGGGGCTTTAAGGATAACAGCTATAGAAAATATGGCAGTGGGTATTTTAATCGATTCTGAGACAGCTCAGTCCTATGACTATGAGTCTAGTATTGATAATCAGACATACAACCAAATAAAGCTCTACTACGACAACGAGGATACAGGAAAGAGAGAAATCTATATCGCCAAGGATTCAGAACACATCAATGAATGGGGATTGCTCCAGTATTATGAATCTATTGATAAGGGCGAAAATGGTAAATCTAAAGCGGATTCTCTGTTATCGCTCTATAACGCTAAGACAAAGAGTCTGAAGGTCAAAAAAGCCATTGGAGACAATAGGGTTAGAGCAGGAAGTATGGTAGCTGTTCAGTTAGAACTTGGAGACATGACAGTGAATAACTGGATGCTGGTCGAGAGCTGCGAGCATGAATATAAAGAGAATGAGCACTGGATGGACCTGACATTGAGAGGCGGTGATATTAATAATGCCTAATTACGATGAATTATTAAATGTCATAAAGCAAGCGGCCGCAGGATTGATGAACGATGCTGATTTGGCAGATGTGTGTTTTGGGACTGTCACTAGCAGCTCACCTTTAAAGGTTAATGTGGAGCAAAAGTTCACAATCGGCGCAGAAAATCTGATAGTACCACAGCATCTAACAAACCACGAAGTAAACGTCACAATTGATTGGCAGACAAACCAAGACACTTATAAGCACAAGCACAACGTGGAAGGCACAGATTCTTCTGAAGACACACGTTCGTACAAGCTGAATATAAGCGGAACAAAAAAGATGACTATTAACAACGCGCTCAAAAGCGGAGATTCTGTAATCCTTGTGAAGCAGCTGGGAGGACAGAAATATTTGATTATTGATAGGGTGGGATAATTATGATTCCAAGTACCAATTCATTACTAACAAAAGATATATCAATAGATTCATACGGGTCAACAATATACAAAATGGACATGGAGAAAAATACAATACATGGCCTAGCTGAAGACATCGAGTCCCTGAAGCAGATGATATTTTGCATCCTAAACACTGAGAGATATGAATATCTTGCCTACAGCTGGGATTTTGGTCTGTACACTGTTGACCTATTTGGAAAGAGATATGACTATGTCTGTGCTGAATTAGAGAGAAGAATACCAGACGCG